ACCATTCATACCGCCACCGCGATACTTCTCCAGCTTGCGGGTGAGCTTGGGCAAGGTGAGCGAGGACACCACGCCCATATAGCTGTAACCGTCGTTGAACAGGTTCAGGTACTTCAGTTTTTTCGGCAGTGCCATAACGCAACGGCTCCTTAGCGGTTCACGGACGCGGCGAACGTCACCAGATATTTGTCGGTGATACGCTGGCGCAGGGTTAAATCTTCCAGCGGTGGCACTGGGGTGTAGTCGTAATCGATAAACAGCTTGCCGGCCTTGAGGGTTTCTTTATCGTTGGCGCTGTCGTCATACCAGCAATCCCCGTCGATAATCAGCCCGGCGGATTTCAGTTCACGGAATTTGGCCTTGATGCCGTCGATCATGTCGCGGATCAACGTGGGCGTAACCGGACGGTCAACGGCCCACAGGTGCGCCTCGGCCATAGTGTCGGCAATCACCTGCGCGGTGCGGGTGTAGTTCTCAAACAGGAACAACGGATCATCCGAACAGGTGCGGGAGCCCCAAAACTTGAAACCGTCTTTGCGGATCAGCGTGGTGACACAAGCCTCATTGAGCAGGTCAGCATCGGTGCCCGGTGACTGCAAATCCCAGAACACCGAGGCACTGATACCGGTCACGCCATTGACGCCAACGTTGGACAGGGTTTTATGCCAGCCGGTTTCCGTGTCAATTTTGGCGCGCAGGCCGAGCGCACGCGCGGTGGCCGTGGCAATGTCGCTGCTGTTGGCGGTGGTATTCCAGGTGATGAACTCAGGCCAGATCAGCATCAACTCGCGCTGGCTGAAGTTGTCGCGATACTTGATGGCCTCCGACACGGTTTTACAACCGAACGCACTGATATAACCAAAGGCGCGCAACTGCTGGCAGACGCTGGCGAGTGCCGTCGCTACCGCTTGGTTATCCAATCCAGGTACGCCGAGGATACGCGGTTTAACCCCGCATTCTGCTTGCGCGGCCAATAGCGCTTTCATGCCGGTGTAGCGGCCATTCTCATCCGCACCACCGATGATGTTGGAGGTGGTTTCAGCTTCGTCTTTGCCTTCGGCTACACGCACCACCACCGTAACCGGTTTGGCCTGTTCAGCAATGGCGCGCAGTGACGCGGCCAGGGTGCCTTTTTTACCGGCCTTGCCACTGGCGGCCAGCACGTCGGTGATCAATACCGGGGTGTTAAGAGGAAACAGTGTGGCATCGGCATCTTCCCCGGTGCAGACCATGCCGACGATGGCCGTCGAAACGGTAGAGATTACGCGGGTGCCATCGTTGATTTCGATGACACGCACGCCGTGATGATAGTCAGCCATAAGCGGCTTGCTCCGTTGTGAGTAGGTACAAACAGCATGCCGCCAGGCAGACAAGGCTGCACGTGGTGACGGATGGAAGGCCGACCAGACAACAGGCTGTAGAAGGGAAGCAAGGCAATGCAGGGGCTACGATCGTTTTCACCGATCAATATCGTGTTATTGATCTAGCGAATCGATTGGACGAGTTTTAGCCATTCCTCTAGGGTTAATGGGCTTCTTGTGGCAACACCAGGGAAACGCCACAACCCTAAAAGCCCGCATTTTATGCGGGCTTTATTATGGGCGCTTGGGTAACATTTGGTGGGTTTACTTAATGATTTAACCGTTAGGGAAACGTTAGCTACCAGATAAAACATTTTTTACTCTGGCCTATCAGGCAATACCTTACAAATCAAATACACAACTACTATAGATAAAGTAATATAAATAAATCGTTCATGCCACGTATCAAAATGGAAAAACCAATATGCACATATAAGAACCAATGCACCGCCTAAAATTGATGCCATGGTTTCTAAAGCAGTATGCATTAACCGCCTAAAAAGGCTCTGCTTTATCTCATGGCCTTTTTGATTTTTTGAGTTCATCTTCTACCATATCCAAAATTTTATCAAACTCAGGCTGCCCTTGAGTTCTTTTTACCCTCAGAGCATCCACAAAGGGCTCCAGTAAAGGCTCCACCAAAAAATATAGAAGATCGTAATTCTTACGATGTAACGCATAGTATATTTCAGGGTCGCTTTGCTGTAATGCTCTGGATGTATAAATGCTACGTTCAGCCATCCCTCCCATCAGAAGGATATTGCCCATTATCCCACCCCGAACCGCCACCAAAAGAGAGCTGCTTTGAGAAACGGCAATGGCTAACCTACCCGCTATCACAGAGTTTGTAACAGTTCTACCGACCATTGAAAAAGCCACCTGGCTGTAAATACTATCCTTTTTTTTCTCTGGAACGTTGTCGCTAAACTTATCTAATACCGTTTCAATAGTTTCAGCAAAGTTTTTGTTTTCTAAGATGCCATGTTTAATGGCACCTACCATTCTAATTCGTTCTGACTCACGCATGAATCGGGTATCAGTATCCATATAGCCATAGGCCAAATACCCTAAATCTTTAGGGACGGATAGCACCCCATGAAAAAACCCTATCACCGAGTCCGGTGATAAAATGGCTTTCACTATACGTTTGGCTATCTCCATATTGCTGCTCATATTATACTCCCTTTGCGAGCTTGCAATTATTAAAAACACAAACAACGTTTAGAGCAAAAAGCAACAAATAGCGACTATCATCCCGATGAGAATCACCTTCAACAATACTTAACTCATCTATTAGCATTTCATTTGGCAATCGTTCCATGAAAAAAGTCACTCCCTAATCTATCGTTTTATCCCTAACCGTCTATTTTGTATAATTGATAAGCATATCTTACGCAAGGCATTTCTTTTGTCAGCCCGATCACAGAGTGCGCATTAGGCTATCTACTAGCTCGATTTACGTGAAGCTACCCTGTTCAGCGGGCCATGTTTTACGCCTCCGGCACCGGCGGCCACTCAATATCCGGCGCGGCTTCAGCATCTACCCGGTTAATCAGCACCCGGTAACGCTTCCAGGCCAGTAACTGCGCCTGCTCATCGGCTGACGCTATCCCCAGCTCTTGCGCATCCTGCAACGGGGCGATCTTCTTTGTCGCCAGTGCCAGTCGTTGCGATTTATCTATCTTGGCGGCCTCCACCGCCTGCGCTTTTGACGGCGGCGGGATATCGACCCAGCAGGGTAAACCCTGGCTATCAGCACCACGCATTTTCCCTTCTGGCCCTTGTGCGCAATACGTCGTCCACTCTGCATCAGTAATGGGTTTCACATCCTCCGGCCAATTGCCGTTGGCGTCATAGGCTGGTTTATCTTCCAATACATAGAGAATATTGGTGGTTGCACTGTATCCGTAACTCATCTTAAACCCCCACTGCCCACCAGAAGACCACGCGTTCATTATCCCCCATCGCCGCATTAAACCCGCCTGCCGACAGGCTTTGTGCTTCGACGTTCATGTTTGAATCTCCCCAATGCCCGGCCAGTGTGAGCTGGACGCCGAAACAGTCCTGTGTGTAGCCACGCGGAAAACCAACCCAGGTCAGATAGCCTTCGCCTCGGTTGACCACGCCGCCCTGGAAAATAAAACCGGTCAGTTCGTCTTTGTACCACCATGCCTGACGCGTGCCCGCGACGTGCGAACGGCTGTTAAACGCATTCCAGTCAACCCGGCCATTGAGGCCATTGGTGATGAAATTACTGAGATAACCGCCCCAGGCAGTGCCGGAAATATTGCCATCCGGATGATGAACAGTTTCGCCTAGGTGCAAGGTGGGCCACGTGCCATTGACCTTTAGCTCCCCATTGCCACGCAGCTCATACCAGCCGTGATCATTACCATTGCCGACATGAATACCCAGGTTATGGTATTTGCCGACCAGTTCATGGTGATAAAGCTCGGCCACCAGATTGCCCTCGCCTTTTAACCGAAGTGCATTTACCTGGCGATGACTCCCCTCCGCATTGGAATAGGTGTTAATACCCGATTTGTTGATGTAGTCGAGCCCCTGGAATGTCGCGCCCCCTTTCACCGTCAGCCAATTGATGTTGTCACCGCTCTGCTTAACGTAACGGCCATTTGATTCTGTTTTGGTGTAGGCGTTGATATCTCCTGCCACCAGGTTCACATCACCGGAAAGTGGCTTGCCGTTCACCTTGATAGAGCGCAGTGCATATTTCTGCGTTGCTTGTGCATCGGTCAACGCCCCTACATCCGCCGCCGTAGGTTTGTTATTGGGGGAATAGACGCGTTTACCGGCCTCAATCACCTGAGTATCGGCTATCACCCGCCCTTTCATCTGCAGGTCACCGCTGCGGGTGTTGATATAGCCTGTCACGCCTTTCAAACCCGACGTGGTGCAGGTATTGAAGAAACCAATGCCGTACCAGCTTTTCAGCATCAGGTTGTTAGAAGTAAACCCGGCCGCATCGCTGCCGCCCTCAACCGAGGTGTTTTCATTACCAAAGTTAACCCCGGCAGCAAAGCGGGTTTTCCCCGTGACGATCCCGCCGGTCTTCAGCAGGTAGCGGTTATCTGCCTCGGTCTTGTTCCAGGCGTTCACATCCCCGGCTTGCAGGTTAACATCGGCTGAAAGGGGTTTGCCGTTCACCTTGATAGAACGCAATGCATACTTCTGTACCGCTTGTGCGTCCGTCAGCGCGCCTACATCCGCCGCAGTGGGTTTGTTTTTGGTATGGTATATCGTGGCATTGCTAGCCTGGTTGGCATCAGTGCCCCAGGACAGATTATTTTTGTCATTAATACCGAGTCGGTACAGCGGCGCATTGCCGCCGAGCTGAAAACCGATCGACAGATTGGCGGTGGCACTGCTGCGCTTTAATACCAAAGGTGTGTGCTCAACGCCATCAATCAGCAGGGATGTATTCTCCGTGCCGGTAGAGCCGGTTTTAACCGTCAGGTTTTTGACTGTCCCGCCTGACAATTTCAGATAACGAGCATCTGCCTCGGTTTTGTTCCAGGCGTTGACATCACCGGCCAGCAGGTTGACATCTGCGCTCAACGGTTTGCCATTGACCTTGATAGAACGTAACGCGTATTTGCCATCACATTGCGCCGCTGTGTAGCCGTTACCGGTATGCAGCAATTCACACCAACCCAGAAAATCCTTGTTGGATTCTTTGGTTCGAAAAGCCATACGACCATCACGCCACCCCATTTGCAACGCATAAGGGGCCGCCGTCGGGGATGCGCGCCAGGCGTGATTGATGATGCCAACGGTGCCGGTAAATGGCGGCGCGTCGGGATCATCACTCTTTGTCCAGGTAAAACCAGTGAAGGCATTCGCCCCGGCCAGGTCTGCCAGCCGGTGCCTGCGTTCAGGCTCCATCAGCCCCAGGCCAAATGCCTTGTTGGCGGTCAACACCTGTCCGGTTGCCTCACCCGTATCACGCAGCGCGGCGGACTTCAGCCCCAGGCTCACGCGAGCCTTGGCTTTATCAGGTAGGTCAGCCAGGTTCTGCGCCAACTTCACCGCTGCATCATTCACCACCTTAACCGCTTTGGGCGTGGCCGCCAGGGCTTCGCTGGTGCTGTTGGTAACGCTGCTCAGTTGCACAAACCCCTTGGCTGCTGTGGTGGCATCCGGGTGGTTGCGTGATTTGGCATGGTCATTAATTGCCGCCGCCACAAAATCACGGGTCGCCATCACCATGTCACCACTGACAATCAGCGTGATAGCCTCGGTATGACTGACAATCACCACCATGCGCAAGGTTTGCGTGCGCCCGCTGCCTTCTTCCAGCTTCGGCTTGTAGGACTCAGCCATGTTGCTGACCGCAATCAGCGTGCCGTCTGCGTCATACAGGCCCATTTCACGCAGCCAGAAACCACCAACATTGGCAGGAATGACTAACTCGGCAATCAGCCGATCAGCCGCAGCCTTATCAACCGTCAACGAATTTAGTGCCGCCCGGTGACGCTCGTTAACCAGTTTGGTCTGGGCGTGGTTGGGCGTGGGTAATTTGCCGTTACCGTCTCCGACGGCCATTCGGTCAATCTTCAACGGTTTGCCGCCCGCACTGGCGGCCGCAATTTTTGCCGCCCCGGCGGTGGTCAGAATGGCTTTGTATTTGCTCATGGTGTCTCGCTTGTTATCCGGGGTAAACGGTAAGGGTGTCGCCGTCGAACGTGCCGACGCCGGTGTGGATCTGGCCCTGAACGTCCTGCACGATATTGAGGCCGATAAGATGGCGGCTGACCGGTTTAGCATCAGCGATCATCCGCTCCATCTCCTGGTACATGGCTTCGGTGATACCGGTTTCCAGTACGCCGATATCCAGCCGAAAGGTGCCGGGTGGATCATTGTTTTGCCACCACTCCAACACCTTGATGAGATAACCGAGCGGCTCAACCACCCGGCGAACGGCCCCCAGGGTGCCCTTGTGACGGTGCAGGTAAAACGCCGAGGTCACCACGTTGCGCTTGACGGTGTCCGGCCAGCGTTCATCCCAGTGATCGACCGAGAATGCCCAGGCCAGGTACGGCAACAAGGCGATCGGACAGGAGTCCGGATTCCACAAGTCACGCACTGGCACCGGGATGTGTGCCAGTTCGGCGCAGGCACGGGCGGCAGCCACCTCCAGCGCAGAAGAGCCGACCGGCAATAGACGGTTATTCATCAGATCCCCCGACGGTGATGCGGTACTGTTCACAGTAGGACGCCTGGGTATTGTTCAGCACGATATCGGCCAGCGGCTTTTTCAGCTCCACACGCTGTACGCCTTCGGCATGGAGTGCGGCATAAAGAGCTGACAGGCGGATATCACGCCCTAACCGGTGTTGTGCGGTGATGTAATGCTTAAGCTTGGCCTCAGCGGCGGCCTGAATGGGAGCTGACTCCGGCCCCGGATAGAGATAGAGCACCGCCTCAACGGTGTATTTGACGATAGCAGCAGATTGCACCGTCACGCGATCACCTACCGGGCGCACATCCTCATCATTCAGCGCACGGGTAACGACAGCCAAAAGGTCAGCGCTGGCGGTGCCGTTACCTTCCCGTGACAGCACCGAAATAGTCACACAGGCCGGGCTGGGGCTGGTTGCCTTCACGTCGGCCACCCGACCATCGGCAGAACGTCCATGATATTCAT